CGGTGTTCGCTTCCTTCATCGAGCTACGGTCTGTCGAGTTGGCACTGTTGGCGATCTCGAACAGCGTGCGCACCACCAGCTCGTGTGCTGGCAGGCTGATCATGTCATCAGTTTTCATGACGGGGTTGTCGGCCACCAGTTGCATAGCCTGTCTGATCGTGACGATCTTCATACTGCGTGCCTCCTTCGGTCACATGCTCGACACTGGCGGCGTCCTTGGTGGAGGTAAGTGTTTTCTTCAGTGAACTCGTGACCCCAGATGCAATGCGTCTTCCTGTCGTTTCCGTTGCTAGCCCTATTGCGGTTACCTCTGTCACGAGCATTGGACTTTGCATCGCCTAAGTACAGGTGCTCGATGTTGCAGCACGCTGGGTTGTCACATGTGTGGCACACCTGCTGGCCTCGCAGTGGGAAGCCATACTGCTCCGCCCAGACCAACCAATGAACGCCGCGTCTCTTACGTTCGCCGTCTATGTAGACGTGCCAACGAACGTACCCATCTTTGTCCCGAGTGCCTTCTGGCTCAATGCACGTTAAGCCCATACTCCTGTCCAGTCTTCCTCGTAGTTCACAGACGCAGTGGACTGTCCAGCGTTGTCAAAAAATTTTCCGTTGAAGAAATCCAATTCCTTCACGGCCTGCACCACGTAGCGCAGCGCGTCCATCATGTGGCTGTGCTTGTCGTGCAGCGGCTGCTGGGTCCACATCTGCAGCCGGGTGTTGAACTCGTACTTGTAGTTCTCCAAGCACTCGAGCAACCACTGGCAGTTCCCCGAATGGATGATGCTGTTGTAGAGCATCATGCGTGTCTGCTGAATGTCGGTGACAATCGAGAAGTCCCCGGACCTGGATCCCGGGATCTTCCACACCTTGTTCGACTTGGCGAGCACTGCCACGTTCGGGAACCTCTGCCGCATCATGTCAGCCGGCGTGGTGTTGATCGCCTTCTCGTGATGCTCACCGTCCCACGGGAGGATGATCGCGGCCAACTTGTTGAAGTACGGCTTCACCTGTAGATCGTCCACGTACTCCGGCAGTGCTTTGCCGTGGCCCTCGCCGCAGTCGTAGAGGAACAGCCGCCCGTTGATCCACTGGAACGCGATCCAGGCGGTGGCGTCGGACTGCATCCCGGAGGAGCCGATGTCGAAGGCCACGTACACCGGGTGGCCCGCGTCGAGGTTGAACTCGATGTTGCGCTTCTCCGCTTCGAGTTTCATGTACGCCTCGCCGTACACAGCAGCAGCGTCCATCTCTTCGAAGGAGACGTAGTATTCCTGTTCGAACATCCGGTCATTGCCGAACCGTTTGAGGTAGGTGTCCCGGATTCGCTCGAGTTCTTCCGTGGTCAGGACCGGGGGCAGTCCTTCCCGCGTCATGATCTTGTTCAGATCATCGATGTCCCTGATGATGACCTCGGCCTCGGGGTTGTCCTTCATGGATTCCATCAACTGCCACAACGGATTCCGTCGTTTCCCTCGTGGCGTGCTGACGACCATCAACCGTTTGTCCTCTGCCCGGTTCTCGAGGATCGGCATGAGCCGTGGGATGGGATCCTCACGGGTGAACAGCGCCAGCTCGGTGATCGTGTAGTCCTGGAAGGACGTACCCACACCGGCTTTGTCCTGTCCGGACTGGAAGTAGCCTTGCAGCTTCAGCCGGCTCTGATTGGTGAACCGGCCCTCCATGACGGTGCCCTTCCAGTCCACTGTCTCCCCGGGCACGTTGTCCTGCAGGCCACGGATGTACTCCCCGGACTCCGGGTCAATGTATGTCTTGTCCCAGAGAATGTCCCGGATCATAGGATTCGAGAGGCTAATGTATACGCCAGTCGTCTTCGGAGTCTTGAGCCGGGCGTGGCACTGCTCCATCGAGGCTGAGACATCCTTCCCCGTCTGCCGTGGCAAGACCGCGATCCCGTACCGATTGTTCCTCCACAGTCGATGGAGTTCTTCCTGGTACGGCCGGGGTTTATAGAAATACTGGGAACGTAGCACCCATTTACTTCACCTCCCGTTGTCGCCGTGCTCTGTCGATCCGGCACTTACGGCAACGATTGCCTTCATAAGTGCCTACCTCGGCGAGCACATGCCCTCTCTTGCAGACCGTGAGAGGTGTGTAGCGAGCATTACGCCAGTCAAACTGGTTCTCTGAGCGGGTGCCGTAGGCCAAGTTCTCCAACCTATTGTCCGTCGGAACATCGTTCAGATGTCTGACGACAGCACCTTCGGGTTTGGGGCCGACGAACGCGGCCAGTACCCAGTCATGCCTGTAACAGTTGACTCGTCCTCCATTGCCGTCTGGGATGTTGTGGACGTAGTACGGCTGCGCTTCTGTCGGGAGCTTCATCTGAGAGATTTTCGCCACCCTTCCTGAGTCTGATACGAGGTACTGTTCATAGCCGGGGACTTCTTTCCACGTTTCCATGCCTATAAGCCTAGACTATAGACATGGAAACGGGAAGGACGGCACAGTTACTCGGCGGTGTAGGTGAAGACTGCCGCCGTCGACAGCTTCGACTCACCGTTGTCCACGACCAGGTCGTAGTCGCCGGCAACCTCGTCAGGCACATCGACCTCAAGCTCGGTGGCACTGTTCACCACCGGAGTGAGCACTGTTTCTCCCCACAACACAGTGGACTCATCGATGAACCCTGTGCCGGTGACAGTGACGGTGACAGGCCCGGTGCCTTCCACGGCTGTTAACGGGTCGATCTCAGAGACAGTTGGCACGGGCTCCTGCAGTCCGGTCAAGTCCTGGTACTGCTCCTTGCTGGACTTCTCGCTCCGGTCGAAGTCGGCTCGTAACGCGGTGGTGATCTGTGCGTTGTTGGCCGCAGTCTCTGCGGGTGTGGACCGCGCAGGATTGGTATAGACGGTGGCGTTGTGAGGAGTGGTCATCTTCGGGATCCCTTCAGATCTGTAGGTGTGGTAACCCTATTGTGCCGAACAATGTGGAAAAGTCTTCCTTCTCCGCAGAACTGCCGGCTTTGGAAGGGATGCCAGCCTGGGGCGGGTCAGGCTCCGCAACAGAGTCTCTGCCCGCCCCAGGCGGCGTGGTGGCCGGCTTCGGCTCAGGCTGTTTCGCTGACGGTGGGGGGTCCGTCTGCTTCTGCCGGAGCGCATCGATGATCGGCTGCACGGGGATGCTGTACCCCTGCAACTTGCCATCTTGCCTGACCTCGTACGGCATGGCGAGTTTGGCGAACTCGTCAGCCAGAGTCTTGTTGAAGTTCTTCGTACCGGGAATCAGATCCTTGTTGTTCTTGAACAGATCGATCGAGGCGTGGAGAGTTTGCAGTTGTGACCCAGACTCTTCAAGTTTCTGCTGTGTCGCCTCCTCGACCTCTTGAACGAGCAGACTGCGCACAGCCTCTTGCCATTCTTTCGCATCGTTGCTGTCGCGCAGGGTCTCCATTCCCTCCTTGCCAATAGCCGGCACCTGTGTGCCTACCAGCAAACGGGGGTGCGTCTCCAAGGCTTCGAAGTATTTCTCGTAATCCTCACGGGCCTGATCGAAAGACTCCTGCTGATACCTCTTGATAACGGTTTCCTCGAGTGCGCTGCTCAGCTTGCCGAGTTTCGGGAGGAAATCACTGGCATCGGCTGTCCAATCCGCGGGAAGATCTGTTGCTCCGCCAGGGGCATCAGGCCGTTCAGCACTTCCTGCAGCATCTCCTCCTGCGTCATCAGATGCAGGTGACTCTTCTGCCACTGCTGCTGTTGCAGGTTGTCCATCCTTTGCAGCGCCTGTGCCAGCGGAGTCAGTGCCTCCATCAGCAGCATTCGTTGCTGTAGCTTCAGTTCCAGCAGGAGCCGTTGCTCCATCTCCCACTGCCTCTGTGCCTTCCTCTGGCGCCAGCGCATCCATGAGAGTGCTGAAAGCAGCATCCCCCATGCCCGGTAGATCCACGACTTCACGGGTGTCTTCACTCATTGCTACCCCACTCGCGCTTCATCTCTTCCAGTTCCAGCGTGAGCAGTTCCCGGTGCTCATCGCTGAACTCGAACTTGATGTTGTCGAGCAGGGAGGTCAGGCCGGTCTGGTCGAAGAACATCTTGTGGACTTCAACGATCGAGGCCAGTTCGAGAGGAGCGTCAACATGAGTGCAGTCCCAGTCAAGCTCCCATGACAAGATCACCTTCTGCCAGTTGATGATGACGTTGAGGTAGTGGATCGAGTTGTGCTCGACATCTTCCTCGGGGCTGGCGTAGTTCAGACATTCGTCATCGGTGTCGATCTCCGCCTGAAGGACTTCCCGGAGCTGGTCGATCTTGTCGTAGTACAGATCCCGGAAGTGTGGCATGTCCTCGAACAGGATCTGCGCATGGGCACTGATGATGCGGTTGGCCCATTGCGGGGTGATCCGCTCGGTGCGCACATCCTCACTGGACTTCAGCACAGCGGTCCAGACCTGCAGGATGGTGTGGTAGTCCGTGTCCTCTGCTTCAGCAAGGATGTCTTCCACGGTCAGTTCGGCGTCGACGTTCTCAGTCACTTGATCTTTCCTGTCAGTTGAAGGTGCCGGTGCTCGGCCTGGATGGTGCGAATCACGGATCGGATGTCGTAGCACAGATCGTTCTCGACGTAGACCCGCTTGATGGTGTCAGGGACCAGCTCGCTGCCCCCGTAATACGCTTGCACATCAGTGCGGTTGAAACCTTCCCGTCCGTCGTAGCAATGGATCTTGAACGGAAAGCGGGGGTCGGTGTAAATACCGACTTGATACGAGGGCAGGGTGATCTTCACCTCGGCCGGGCGTTGGGCCTGGTCACCGGAAACCTCGAAGGTCTCGACGTACTCACCGTTCTGCACTGTCTCCGTGCGTACCCCGGTATCCATGTATTTGAGAACACGCCGGCCACGGGGCTTCGGGTATGAAGGTTTGCGCACCTCCTCCTGGTGCCACTTGCGGCCTTGTTCGTCAACCCGGATCACATCGTCAGGTGCCAGGGTGTTAAGCCGCTGACCGGGCAGTTCGTCAGGATCAGGTTCGCTGGCTCGCGGGATGGAGCGCTCTTCAGATGGCACCGTTGCCGGGGCAGGAGCAGGCTCAGGAAGCCCGAAGAACTCGGGGGAGGGTGATTGGTCCTCGGCCTGCTCCGGGGGCGTCTCTACCCTCCCCAGCTCAGCCTTGAGCTGTGCCACGGTGTAGTTGCGATACGGCTGGGTAGGGGTTAGCCCCGACGCCTTCAGTTCGTTGTAGAGGGCTGCCTTCTCAGCAGTGGACATGTCACTCCCTAGGTGGGTTCTGATAAGGATATGGCCTTATGTAGTCACTGTAGTCAGTGTAGTCACCTGTTTTGGAAACTTCTACACCATATGTCGCACAAAAAGTTTAGAAATGGGGTGACTACAGTGACTACACCGACTACGTGCGCTCCCACTCCATGTCCTGTACGGGCCTTGGGATGCCGTTTGTGGAGTAGACATCGGCACCTTCCAGCACATTCTTGCCGTACTCGAAGGTCTCTATGCTGCCATACTCGTAGCCCACGTTCACCGTGACCGGGGTGTAGCGGTACTGCACATGGCAAATGGATCCTGAGCCGGCTTTCCCCTCCACGTTGCCAGCGAAGAAGTACCACTCCTTCATATCCCGGCGCACCAGGAGATGATCTTCCACGTCCCACGACATCGAGGTGGACCTGTCAGGAGTCAGATCCTCAAACTGCTTCTCGATGCTGACGTTCTGCCCGTTCACTGTGCGACCGCGGATTCCGTACCGCATGGCTCCACTGAAATCGCCGAACATCACAGACACCTGTTGCAGGTGAGCCCAGGCATCGTGAGCACGGTTGGCACCCTGGGTGTTCGTCTCGAAGAACCAGGGGATGGGCCGCTGCCCGACAGTCCCGTCTTCCAAGACGTAATCGTCCTGGCGAGCGTCGGGGTCTAGGTAGTACGCACCATCAGGACGGATCACGCCGACGTACACACGGGAGCCGTACTCGATGACACGCAGTGCTGTCGCCTGGATGAGGAACCGTGACCAGGTGCCGGACTCCCCCCCGGCTGTGTCGTACACCCAGATCTCGTTACCGTGACAACCCTCTTCCAGCGGAATACCCAACGGGTTATTCACCAGGAAGTACAACCGGTTGTCATGGACAGCGCTCATGATCCAGTTCTTCGACTGCAACGATTCCCACATGTTGGAAATGTCATCCGACATGGACTTGTGGTTGATGTTGTAGTTTTGCGCCGTGGACTTCAGCAATGCACGATCGATAGGCCGGTACAAGGCGTTGTTATGCACGAGTGCACCGAACGGAGCCATCGTCCCTGGCGTGTTCGTCGTCTCCTCGAACCCCATTACCTGCGCCGAGCCGGTCTGAGCGTTCACGTCGGCCGGCATCATGTAGTAACAGATCGACGTGCCGTCACTACCGACGCACAGGATCGTCAACGTGTCCACAGACTGCGGGTTCTGCCACAGCACCACCGTTCCGGGGATGTGCAGGTTTCCCGAGGACAGCGTCTTGACCCCGCCACCCTTACCGGCTGTGAACTTGGTGTACTCACCAGGACGGTTCGACGTCCAACGGATCGCACCGGGGTTTTCGGCATCTCCGACCAGGACGATCCTATCGGCTGCGACAATCCCGGCACTGGCCTTCGGAGGGTGCGAGTAGTTCGTCCGATTGTCCTTGGTCGGCAACATCTGCGAGTCCAAAGAGAAACGCCGGCTCGGAGTGATGTTGATCCAGCCGCCTTTTTCGTACGGCAGGGCATTGCCCGACAGTCGTGACGCCTGATCCGGGTGCAGCTCGCGTGACCCGACCCACTGGGCTTCCACTGGGACGGGATCCTGATCGGACCAGGAGAACGTATACAGGTTCCATTTGATCGCCCCGGACTGCAGAGCCTTGTTGTAGACATCGGAGGGAACGACTGCCACCAGCTGGTCGGCGCAGAGATCCGCAACCTCCGTCTTCGTACCGCTCGGCTCACCATTGCTGTTGGCCGTCTGCCACAACCAGTTCGACTGGGGCCGCATCATGCGGACCTCTGTAATCTTCGACGGGGCCGATTCCCCGATCTCATTCTCAAACGTGTAGAAGAAGCCCATCTTGTACTTGTTGGTGTCGGTCGCGGCCGACGAGATCACAGTATTCGTAGTCGGGGTCTCCGGTGTCGGGATCGCAGTAGGGTCGACGGTCCTGGTGAGAATGCTGGGTGACAGGTGCGCAACCAATGGGTTCTCCCACTGATGCACCGTCTGCGTGGTGCTGGGAGTGGAACCGTCAAAGTAGGTGCCGAGCGTTCCAGCATCGGACTCGATCATCCCACCGTCAAGAGCGAACACCTGGTTCGGGCCGACATCGCTGATGGTGATCTGCAGCCCAGCGGCGACACCGTTCAACAAGGGAAGGGTAGACACACTGCTCCGCTCCCACGTTCCGGTGCCTGATGAGGCGGTGTGTTCGGTGTAGCCGAGTTCCGCCCCGTGCTGGTTGTAGATGAACGCCTGGATCTTAACGGATTTCGCCACCCCGTTAAGAGACTTGACATGCATACTGTTCGTGACAGGGCGGCCGGGAACCACACTGACACGGGCCGCCACAATCGTGATGTCTTGGTTCGGCCAGTACACCGACGTGGACTGGTTGGCCGTGCCAGTCCAGTAATACCCGGTGCCGGAAGCTCCGGAGAACATGTCTGTCGACTCATTCGCCCGACACAGCACCACATTGCGAACACGGACCCACGACTGTTTCTTCTTCGTACTGTCTCCCCCGATGAGGATCCGGGCGGTCACCGCATTACTGGGTGCTTCGATAGCCGGGGTCTCATAGCGTCCGGAGCGTTTGTCCGGAAAGAACTTGATGGGATCCCCGATGGGGGAGCCGTTGTTCCGGTAGAACTGCAGTCGCACTCGCAGCACGGTGTCAGTGGCTAGAGTGAAATCAAAGGCTACTCGGTACTTGCGGCCCTCTTCGATGCCAGCCAGTTTCGCGCTGCGGGCGAGAAAGACATTCGTGCCCTTCTCATCGTAGATCCGCAGATCATCTCCTGCGCCATACAGGACAGGATCCCCCAGGCCGGAATGCCATCCTTCGATACCTGTCGCGGATACGTTGTGCAATGGTGAGGTGGCAAGGTTTGTGCGCAGGGGAGCAGTCCACACTCGAAGAGAAGTGCCGCCTGCTGGTTGTGACTCTGTTCTGGACACAGCCCATGCAGTTGTCGAACCCTTCGTCCAGCCAGCGGTTCCCGCCTCGAAGCTGGGGTTGATCAGCTCATTACGCCGAATCGTGTACCCGAGCTTCGAGATCCACGCGGCTTCAGGGTGCATGACAGTTAGCTTGTGAGAGTCTTCCCACTCCGGTGCAGTGATCGAGTTCATCCGCTTGGCGACCTTCTCCGCTCCCACGGAGAACAGCCGTATCGATTCGCCTGCATCGGACAAAGCCATGATCTTGTTGTCGATCTGCAAGTACGACACATGTTTCGTGGCGCTCGAGAAGTTCAGTGTTGATACACCCTGGGGGATGTAGAACCCGATCTTCGTGTCAGTGATGTTGTAGACGATCTGGTTCGGGTCGGTGAACAGCATCGCCCTGAAACCCACGGTGTCGTCTTCTTCACGGCATGCGAACAGCAATGCCTTCGACCCGTCATGCAGGTAGAACGGCTCTATCGATCCGACCATCGGGCGGTTGAACGCAACGCCAGGGACAGCGACCTCGTCGTAATGCATGTCCGGGGTGTCGGTGTAGGACACATACCGCAACCCCGGGCGCACCGAGATCCCCTTGCTGCGATCCACCATCACGTTCTGCATGTCACGGCATGATGTGGGGTCAGACAATCCGGGCGGGTACGCGGTGGACCAACCGGAGAACTGACGTAGATACGCCTTTGACAGCGGTCTGTCGATCGGGGCCGGTATGGATTTCTTGGGAGGCATGCTGCTCCTAGAAGTTTGAGTGAGGGTGCAGGTGTTCCGGCACCTCAGGAATCAGGCCGTTCTCCACCGGCAAGATGAACTGGTTGCTGTACGGCATGTCGGTGTTACGGCTATCACGCTCGATCACCTGGTACATCAGATCCTTGTAGCCGGCTTCCAGTGTTTGCACTCGTGGCTGCATGATCGGGTCGGTCTGCGCGTAGTTCCATGCAGCCCTGGCAATGATCACATCCGGGTAGTCGAAGTCAAGAAGCTGCCCACGGACACCATCCGGCACCTCTTCCCCTGTGGGGGGTAGCCGGAACATACGAGGTTCCCGCATGACCGGGACGAAGATCTGCAGTCCTTCTTCGAAAGAGAAGAACCTACGCGAGAAGGTCAGTTGTTGCCGAGTCACTGAACACCACAGTCCTCGCATGTGTTCGTATTTGGACAGCGATTCCCGAGGAAGGAAGTACGCCCATTGCACAATGCTTGAGCCGTTCTTCAGCCGTACCGCGTCGTCATTGATGATGCGGGGACGCACGTTGGACGGCAGTTGCAGAATCTGCTCACCGGCCTTTGCTGCCCCGATGTTCAGTTCGGAAGCGTAGAACCCCCATTCATGTTCCAACGCATTCGCGCGTAGAGCCCTGTTGATCTGCCGGGTGATAGAGCGATACCTGTCGTACTCGGGCTCGTATTCCAGATCGAGTCCGGTCAGCAGCCCCAACACTTCGGCCACGGCATCGTCGAGTGTCAGTTCAACCTCTACGTTCACGGCTACCACTTCCTCAAACTGGCGCCATCAGCACGGCCACCCTTTTCAATGGTGACAGCCGCAGCCAGGTTGGAGTTCGACTGTGCGCCCTTCAACTGATCCATGCCCCGGTAGTTCTTGATCCAGTCGGGAGCCTCCTCCTGTTCGTACGACTCGTCCTGCAGTTCCGCCCAGTCATCGAAAGCGTTGCCGGCTTGACGCCTGCGCAGTTTGTCCGCGGGTGTGCCGGGCTTTCCCTTGCGCATCTTCTTACCGGTGCCGGAGATACCGATCAGCTTGTTGGAGGATGACAAGGACGCGGCATTGGAGAAGCCCGTTCCAGAACCCTTGGTGTTCTTCAGCTTCTTCTTCGCCTTCTTGTTCTTACCGAGCCGGGGGATCTTCGCCTCGTACTCCTCGGCGTTGGCGTACGCATCCGCCTGTGCCGTGCGCACCTGCCCGAGCTGAGTCAGTCCTTCGCCCCGTGCTTCCAGGTAATCACGCCAGATCTGCTCCTTCTCACCTTCACCTGCGATCCAGGCGTTGGACAGTTTCGTCTTCGTGTCCTCGTTCAACCCGACGACACCCTGATTGATGCTGGCGAGAGTGTCGTAGAACGCACGGTTGCCCTCGGCGGCATTGGCGTTCTGATTGCGTGCTGCAATCAGCATTGCCTTGATCGTGTCGGACTCCCCGGCACCTTGGGTGAGGATTTGACCCAAGGCATCCTGGCGTTCACGGACCAGGTTGGCCATCCCATTTTCCTGAGTGGCCGCGGTGGCTGTCTCATTGTTCTCCCCTGCAACCGTGTAGGTCTTGCCGAGTTCTGCGGCACTGGATGTGAGATCCGCGAGTTGGGTGTCCCGGGTCCGCGTGATGTCCTGGATGTCCTGCTTACGGCGCTCCTTCATCTCACCGAGCGCCTTCTTCAACGCTGACGCCTGACTGTTCAGGTTCGTCGCCTGCTTCAGGTAGCGCTTGCCAGTACGGTCGTCGCGTTCCTTCTGCTGCTTCTCCGCCCTGCGCTGCGCAGACGCCACCGAGTTCTTCGCTGACGACTTCGAACTCTTGGACTTTGACGTCCTGGACGTTGACGGGCGGGCCGAAGGCCGTGACGCGGGATTCGTCGATGTCGGGCGTGGTGCCGTTGACGGCTTACCGAGCACCGGAGCTTTCTTCACCGGGCGCTTGCCTTTTGGCCTGACAGGGATGGTGTTAGCCACGACGGCCTCCAATGTTCAACATCTCGATGATCTCATCCGGGGACCGATTGGGTCTAGGTACGCCATCGATGGCAACAGTTTCCTTCGCACCGTACTGCTTCTCATTCATGGCACGCTGGTACGTCGTGCGATACCACTGCTTCTGCTCTTGCGGGCTGAACTCGTGATCGATGAAGAACTGGCGGATCTCGGCCATCGGGTCTTTGATCGTCTCGTCCGGGATCTTCAGTGTCAACCAGGAGGATTCGTAGAACCTGTCATCGGTCCATAGTCGTCGAGATACCGTACGGCCATCAGGCAGAACAACCTCTTGATAGTCCGGCGTATCTTTGTCTCGGATCTGCCCACCGAACCCGAACGGGATGTCCTTGATGTTCTCCTTGGTCGGGGTGATCGGGTTGAGCGCGGTGTCAACCGACCAGAAGGTTCGTTCGGCATCCGTCATAGCGGCTTCGATCGCTTCGACGTTCAACCGGACAGCCGACGAGTCGACAGCCGCCAGGTTCTCCGGCGTACGCAACTGATCGATGTTGCCGTAGTACGACAGTTCGGGAGTGGTGCTCAACTGAATACCTTGCGTGATAGGTGTGTCGGTCAAGGTGAAGTTCTTCAACTCGTCGGCATCGATGGCCCGTTCAAGGGACAGGTACTCGTCCAGGTCTTGACCGACGGCTTTGAAGTTGATGCTCTTCAGCAGCTCCACCGTGTTGATGGCGATGGTGTCGGACCCGCCCTCTTTGCCGAAGATCTCCTCCACATCAGCGTTGTACTGGTTCAGCTGCGCTTCGGAGTATGCCGGAGTCTCGGTGCGCGTGCCAGCCTTCAGATCTTTCTGGCGTGCCTGGACTAACCGGGTGTTGAAGTCGACCGCGGCTTTCTGATCGTCGTCCAGTTTGTCGTACTGCTTCCAGGTCAGCACGCCTTTCTGGGCTTCCGCCTTCGTCTTTTCCTTCTCGATGTCAGGCTTGTCATCGGTGGACTGCGCCGTGGAACGGTAGCCGGTCTGATTGGAGAGCGTGTCATCCATGCCACGCAGTTGCAGCGCTGACAGCTCGTACTCGTACTCGGCCAGATCGCGCTTCTTCCGGTACTTCAGATCCTCCGGTGTCTCGATCTTCGTCGGTCGATCCGGCGCCGGGGCTGACCAGTTCGTATCGTTCAGCAGTCGTTGCTGACCAGCAGGCATGGTGTACGTGGACGGAGCGGGAACCGCTGTCACACCCGCCACCTCAGGAGGTGCCTGTAACAGGGGTGGTGGGCGGTACGAACTGGACGGTTTGTCAACCGGGGCCTTCGCCTGACCACGGCCTCCCAGTCCTAGAGGTTTGGACGCAGGGTCATTCGAACGACTGCCCGACCACGGGATGAGTTTGAAAGCCATGCGTCACACCTCCTCACAGCTTCATGATATAGACGAGAGCGTAGTACGGGGGCATGTTGTTGTGCGGTTGAACAGCGTTAGCAGAGGTGTTCGGATTGACATCGTGACCGTGCGTGGCATTGCCTGTTTGAACAGTGTGGCCGTGATTCCCCAAAGCGTAGTGAATACCATGAGCATGATTGCCGTCAAGGGGAATGTAATCATGGCCGTTGTCACCTCTTGTTGCCCATTTTCCAGAGCCATCAACACCCACACTATTGATATAGGGAATCCATTTGCCACCATGAGCGTGTTGACCTGCGTGGTCCATCCCGTGATTATGGGAAAGATTCGTTTCTGTCAAACCGTGTGCGTGTGCTGCATTGGCCTGGTTAGTGGTATGAGTGTGTGCTCGGATACCTGACTGCTGAGCCGACAAGGTGACGTATTCCTCTCCACCTGTAGAACCCGGAGCACGACTGGTCGAGGCACCGACAATGAAGCGTCCGCGCAGATCGGGCGTCCCATTCGTACCATCACACAATGCCCAGCCGGAAGGTACACCGGAACCGTGATACGCAATGATCGCCCCGGACGGTACAACACCGACAGAGGTTGGCGGCACAGCCCCCCAGGTGTTCTCGGCGGTGGTTGCCAGGATACGACCGGCAGGAACAGTACCTCCCGGTTTGGAGATCTTTCCTTGGTCAAGCGCGGACAACCCAGCCTTGACCCATAGTGTGTGTTCGAAGTGCCCGGGTTGCCCCTCAACAGGATCCGCCGGCCACGGTTCGGGAAGCAGTGTCATCAGTGTCTCCTATACGTACCAGAAGCGGATCCTCCTGGTGGCGCTTGGCCCCAGGTAGACATTGTTGTTGGCAGGGTTCAACATGAGAGGAACCGTGCTCGGTGTAGAGCTGGTGTCCAAGATGGAGAACACGACCGCTCCGGCTTTGAGCCCAGATGGAGCAGCCCAGCCGGAAGAGTTCGCCGTGATCGTTACTTCGTGGTACTGCGGAATACGGGTGTCAACGTAGTTCTTGGTTGCCAGATGGGCAGCAAAGTAAGGTTCTCCTCCGCGAACAGGATGGGAAACGGATAGTGAACTGCCCTCAACACGTACGGTGACCTCAGTGGCACCGTTCTTCATGATCAGTGGGCCGGTCATCGTGTCACCGGAGTTCTTCACACTGTCACGGTCGAGACGCTTGATGAACTCCTTGATCCAGCGTGACCATGCGAAGTGGCCGGGTTTACCTGCTACCGGATCCGCAGGCTCTTTTCCAACCTCTCCACCTGGAAAGGGAAACTCTGGTGCGCTGCTGGTTCCCATGCCTAAAACTCCTTTTCTACTGCCGGCGGTGCCGGGTCAACAGACCACTCGTCTCGCCAGGTGAGCTCCCAGAACACAAGCAGACCTTCATCCCAGATGTCTGTCCACGGATCAGGCCAGACACAGAGTGGGCCGACGTAGATACCGGCAAGCTGCGAGTTATCGCAGACCGCCTTTTCCACGCCAATCAGATCCATGTCCTTACCGTTTCTCTTTCGGCTTGAGCCACACCTTTGACGGAGGCCACACCCGCTGCGGGTCGGCCATCTGATTGTACCGCTGGGTGCGGTCGATCCAGCCCTTGTGAACGGAGAAGTGCAGGTGCAGTCCGGTAGAGTTACCCGACGATCCCATCCGTCCGATCCACTGGCCGGCCTTGACCCGGTCACCCTTCTTGACCCGCACGGAGCCTTTGGCCAGGTGCTGGTAGTAGGCGGACCGCTTCTGGCCTTTACTGTTCTTCCAGCCAAGCAGGATCCAGTTGGACGGCATTCCAGACCAACGGCGTGGAGCATTATCCGGTTCACCGTCGTTGCAGTCGAGAATCACCCCGTCACGTACGGCACGCAGTCGCACGCCCCAGCGCCACACGATCGGAGCAAGGTCAAACGCCCAATGCGGGTTGCCGTTGGAGTAGCGTTCGGCGGTGATCAGTTTGAACGGGGTTCGTACCGGGGCCGACGCATTGCGTCGCCAGTTGCGCCGGCGATTGGGCCAAAGGGTGCGTTTCATGCGTCCTCCATAGGTGAAGCGTACTCGCCCATGCCTTCAATGCGTGGGTCATTGATCGGCGTGACCTTGCCTCGGGTGAGTACAACTACAAGGAATGTGCCGCCCAACGCGATCACACCCATCCACGCTGCGGTCTGTTCGGCGGTGAGATTCCACCAACCCATCAGCACCACAGCAGTGAGTAATCCTTGTGCCAGTGCTACAGCAGAGCCGGAGATAACCAGCGGTTCACGATTCATGTTTTGTCTCCTTTGTGTATGCCCTCGTGATGACGTTCTGCTTCGTCTTTCACGTTCTGGATCTGCCCGGCGAGGTCGGTGTGTTCGCATGCGTTCTGCTGCGCGAGTTCGTCGAGTTTGCGGCTGGTCTCCACCACCTGGTCCTTCAACGAGTTGCCGCCGTTGCGGGTCAACTCCCCGTCGATCGACTGCAACCTCTCCATCACGCCGGGCGCGGCGGAGCGGCCGGGTCCGGCTGGTGTGCCGTTCCAGTCCACCCAGAACGCCTCGATCCTATCGGCCTGCCGTTTCAACGGTTTGATCATTGTCCACACCGCCCCGACGATCACCGCGACCACGGAGATCAGCCCGGCAAACCAGGTGAGGTCGTCAACCCCTATCCCGTCGCGGAAGGTCACAGCAGCGTCTAGCATCGTCACACGTGCTCCGCGTCGCGGATCGCCGCATCCAATTCGGCCAGCGCGTAGGGCCGGACCTGCCTGCCCAGGAACCTCCACGGCAGGGTGCGGCCGTCGCCGGTGGTGGTCATCGCTACAGGTTGTCGGCGTTGTCGCGTGCGGCAGCCTCCGCCTCACGAATCAGCACGTTGGCGGCTTCGCGGGCGGTCTGGATGTCGTCGGCGATCACCAGGTCGCGCAGCATGTCCTTGACCATCGCCTCGTACGCGGCGACCTTCTCCTGCGCCGTCTTGCCGGGGATGATCTTGGCGACGCGGGCGTACTGCGCGTCGGTCAGGGTGATTTGCGGGAGGGTCTTGGCCACGGTTGGCTCCTTAGGTGGTGGGGTGGTTAGGCGGCGGTGCCGGGCAAACTAGCAGGCCATGCGTCGCCGGTTAGCCACGCCATGTCCATGCCGCTGTTCGGGTTGCTTGCCGTCGTGACGATGCGAATCGAACCGGGGTCCACGTTGAACATTGCCGCCACCGTGGCCGTGTTTCGCCCAAACATAGGTCCGTATGCTGTTCCGGTATCGGGCTTCGGGAGGAATCCCGCGCCCATGAACGACGTGGAAATGTCGGTGTTTCCTGCGCTACCGCTGGTGACGAAACTGTCTCGGATATTGAAACTGACTCTCGTCCCGACCCTGCGGATAAACACTTGGAAATAGGTGCCCGTAAGGGTGAACCACGCTGCGTTGGCGTGCGCCGCGACCAGCGCCTTGAACGCGGTAGTCACGTCCCGCCACCCGGTATCCGCCTCAGCCCCGGCAACCCACCCAGTCCAGCCGGTGCCGGTGGCCTTCACCCACCTGATCCAGCCCTTCACATCGGTCACCGAATCGGTTTGCAGGAAGGTGCTGCCGGGGGCGGCGGTGATGACCGACTCGGGCACACCCGTGCCGGACAGGTGGACCGCGCCGTTGGTGGCGATGTGACTGCCGCCGACCACCGGGACTCCCGGCATGGCGAAGGTGCCGGAGGCTCCGCGATGCAGCGACAGGCTGTCCAGGTAAAAATACTCGCCGACATTAGCCGAACCTGTATCAATGTCGAACGCGAAGCGTATTTGCGTAACGGTGGCGGCGGCTGTGAACGTGTGTGAGAACAGCCCACCTGCCTGGATGGTCTGGCTTGCTGAACCTACTGCGGACCCTCCCGAATCATAGTAGTTCGTGTACATCCTCAGCGTGGACAACGAGGTTCCGGTCAAGGTTCCTGTATTGATACGGGCCCGCACCGTATAGGTGTCACCACTGGTTACAGGCCACCTGTACGACGTTGAGGTGCCGACAGTGAGTGACGGGTAACTTGCGCCCGCGATCAGCACTTTTAGCGACTTGACGCCTCGATATGCCCAGTCCCCAGATGAGGAAAGGGTGAATTTCGCAGGGTCGCAAGCGAACCCCGTCGTGTCGCCCAGCGTGTCCGTGCCGCTCGCCTGGTTCGCGGTGAGCAAGTTGCCGACCGTGCCGAACGCCGCGAACGTGTCAGCGGCCACGTCGGTGGCGGTGATCGTGCCGTCGGCGATCTTCGCGGAGGTCACCGCACTGTCGGCGATGGCGTTGGTGTCCACCGCGTTGTCGGCCAGTTCGGATGCCCCGACCGCGTTGGCGGCGATCTGGGCGGCGGTGATGGTGTCGTCGGCGATCTTCGCTGCGGTCACCGCCTTGGACTGAATGGCGGCGGTGTCCACGGAGTCGTTAGCGATCTGGGTGGCACCCACACTGTTCGCACCCAGCCGGGTGCCGTCCTCGATGCCGTCCAGCCGTGCCTTCACCGTGGCCGCGGACCCGGACGGGTTCGTGCCCAGTTCGGTTTCGATCGCCTCCACCCCGACTTCGGCCCACTTCACCCCTGCTGCCTGCGCGGAGTCGGCGGTCAACACATGCCCGTTCGTCCCGACGGGGAGCCTGGCGACAGTGTCGTTCGCCGTGCCCGCGAGCAGGTCACCCTTCGCGTCGATCAGAGACTGGACAACGGCCGTCCCGGCTGTCCACTCCGTGTCGTAATCGGTGCTCGACGCCTTGGCGAGAATCTGTCCAGTCGTGCCTCCGGGAATGACTCCTGCACCAGGCGCACCAGTGGCTCCTGTCGGACCTGTATTACCGGTATCGCCTTTGACGCCCTGGATACCTTGGATACCTTGCGGCCCGGAAGGCCCAGTCGGTCCCGTATTACCCGTGTCGCCCTTGGGCCCGGTAGGTCCGGTGTCACCCGTGGCACCTGTGAGACCTTGTGGTCCGGTCAATCCAGTATCACCCGTGTCGCCCTTGTCACCCTTGTCACCTTGCGGTCCAACAGCTCCCGTCGGACCAGCCGGTCCAGTGTCCCCGGTAAGACCCGTGGGTCCGGTGTCACCTTTATCACCTTTGTCACCTTTGATACCTTGCGGTCCTTGTGGTCCCTCAGGGCCAGTAGGTCCGGTGTCACCCGTGGCACCTGTGGCTCCCGGCGTTCCCGGGTCACCTTGTGGACCCGTGGCACCTGGGGCACCTTGTGGTCCCTGGGTTCCTGTATCGCCCTTCGGTCCAGGAGGACCGGCAACGACAACCTCGATTTCAATACTCATCAGGACTCCACTCGTGTCACATCAGGATGAAGGATCATTTTGCCGTGGGCCAGTGTCGTCACTGGGTCGTCTCCATCTGCTTCTGCCAGTTGCATGTCCCAGTAGCCCCGGTACTTTCCACGCCTAGCTAGTTCCAAGCAGGATTCCCCGGACAGTACAACGACTGCACCAGTCTCCGATGGATAGACATCAAACGTCGCATCGAGTTTCGGGGACGCGGGGCGGGACCGCACCTGCGCAGTCAAGGTTCGCCCGGCAACAACAAGCGGGTCGATTGTCACATGCAGTGAGAGAGTGTCACCGCCATAGTGATCGATATCGATAACCGTGGGCCGGGAGTCAATGTTTGGCACGGGTCACCTCACGCTGTGATCAAGTAAAGGACGTCAGGATTCTTCACAGGTATTGCGTCGTACTGCGCCTGAGTTCCCTTCCAGAACGGGAACCCGACAGTGTTGAACCAATGCCGCAACTCATCGGCACTGGTGAAGGCTTGCTGAGCTGACTCAGCAGCAGCATCCGCTGAGGCAGCCAGAGTGACTTGGGCCGCAGCGATTTCACCCCGAAAGTCGGAGATGAGTTCTTGTGTCAGTACGAACAGACCATCGACACGTTCAACGGTGACTTCAACAACATCGTGCTCATTGAGGTACACCGTGATGTCTGATCCGGTAGAGACCTCTGAAGTGTAGACGTTCTCCACATATTCGTCGGTGTTCGTCCCAACCTCAAACACGCCCTTCAAGATGGGTGTGGAGTAACCGGACTCCGGGATGAGCGTGACATCGTATGCGTACGATCCTGGATCGATGGCAAGGTCTTCTGCCTGGAAATCGAATTGCATCATTCCCGGAAGGTCTGTCATTACAGCCGTCGCAACGAGAACTTCGTTTCCTCCACGATGCGCCATCTCTCCGGCGACAAAACGAAGTTCTGCGTTTGACAGATCAACCGGGGTGTCATCCGCCGCTTTGAACCAAATGCTGAAGGAGAACGACTTGTTCATCTCAACAGTGAAGTTCGTCTCTCGACGAGGAGTGTTACCGAGAGCCATCAGATCCCTTTCTGTCAGAGGCGGGTGCCTTTTCTTGACACCCGCCCCCAACAATCACACTACTGACCAGGCGGCATTTCCTCAGGAGGTGCTTCAGCAGGCGCGCCCTCTGGCGCTCCTGCCCCGCCACCCTCCGGGGGTGCCTCCCCACCGCCGCCTTCGGTCGCACCTTCCAGTGCGTCGATGGCGACACCGGCCAATTCCTGAATCTGCTTGAGCAGTTCGATGAGCTGTTCCATTGGTCAGCCTCAGCTCCGCTCAGTGTGTGCCACGTCGCCGGTCTCCTGCACGGTGAGCCCGGAGTCGATCGCACTCGTGGTGTTGTACGGAGGCTGGAACCACTCGGGCCGCGACGGGTTGACATCGGGTCCGGACAGCGGGTACGTCACCGGAGCGACGCCAGTCTGCGCACGGGCCGCGGCGACCTGAGCCGCAACGAAGGTGAACGAGTCGTCCACCACATCGAGGTTGTCGGTCGAGCTCGGCAGGAACAACGGGACCACACCTTCCGAGAGTTGATCGATGACCCACACGTCGTAGGAGAAGTCCTGCACGTACTCGGTTCCCTTGAACCGGGTGCCGCCGTCCTGCTCCCGACGCTCGCTGAAGTGCTCGTACGTCTGGATCGCGTTCTTGTACGCGGCCAGAGCGACGACCTGCTTCAACGTGCGACCGACGGTTGCACTGGAAGCGACCGGGTCGACGACCAGGTTGCTGTCCACGTACACCTTCGGAAGGAACTCGGGGTGGATCTTTACCAGCTTCCACGAACCCTTCAGGGTTCCGAGGTAGCCGGAGGCGTTCGCCCCGGAGATGTCGCCGTCCTTGTACAGCTTGAACGCTGACTCGGTTCCGGCACCCTTGTCGATGAGCGCGTTGATGAACACGAGCTCGAGAGCACTGGTGACGAGCAGGAAGCGCTCGTTGTTCCCGAAGTTGCTGTCAAACCAGTTGTCGCTGAACAGAAGCGTCAGCGCGTCGAGGGTCGACATCGGGTCGGTGTCATCCAGGTTCATGCCCTTGATGGTGGCGAAGGACGGCTGGATCTGGTTGTCGCTGTCCTCACCCGGTTCGGCAACCCACTTGTAGTCGGCCGCGTTGCCGGTGCAGGCGATCCGGTCGGCACCAGTGGTAACCGGGCCTGGCGTCTCGGTGGACAGACGGGGAACGAGCTTGCCGGTCATGTGACCCTGGACCGCGGCGAGCAGACAATACTTGTCGTGGTCGCGCAGCACGGTGGTCTGCATCTTGCGGCCGGTATACTCCTGCACGATGTTCTTGATCGGCGAGTAGCGCAACTGCTCGTCGAACACCGTGAAGCCGAAGGAGCGGTGCCGGCTCATCGAGTAGGTTCGCCACTCGATCGGCGGAATACCGTTCTTCCACTCGGAGGTGTATTCGGAACCGGAGTAGTGGTCCGCCCCGATCCGGCTGATGTCCGCGTCCACGATGTAGTCGTCGACTCGGATGTCCGGCACTCGGATACTCCGAGCATTCGGGTTCGGCTTGATCTCCGATCCGGTGAACATGCCCGCTACCGGGCTGGTGATGCGAAGGTACGTAGCCAGAGCGACCTGGTAGT